GGTGCGACCGACATAGCGGGGCGGCTTCCGGCAGTTCACGGTATCGCCGACCTTGGCGCCTTCGACGGCGAACTTGTCGGAGTAGTCGCGGTTCACACCCTTGGCAAAGGTGAGATTGTTCTCCAGAACCATCGTTGCTTCGCGCGTGATGGTGGAGATAGTGAGAAGCGTATTCGCCATTTAAGGCTCCCTTCAGGATTGTTTGGCTCGCCAAGCGCGGTATTCGTCAAGGTCCATATCATCGGGTGACTTCTCACCACCTGAACCCTTACCACTCTTGACAGGGGAAATTGGTTTCTTGGCCTGCGTGACTTTGACTTCGGGTTTCGTTTCTGCGGCCTTCAGCAGTCGATCTTCGATAAGGCCGAGTGCCTTCGCCGCAGCGATAGGGCCTTTCTTGGAGATCTCAGCGAGTTCGTCAGGGTTGGAGGCGAGGTAGTAAAGGAGTTCGCCACCAATTTCTGACTCGATTAGCACATCGTTCACGATAGGGCTAACCGGCAGATCCTGCTCAAGGAGTTCTGCGAGGTCAGGGTGCGACTTGTGAGCAACCTGCACCCGTTCCTGCCAGGAGGAGACCTTGACCTCTTCCTGCTCCTTTTCCTTGCTCTTCACCGTCTCAGCCTTGAGTTCCGCGATTGCGTCCTTCTTGGCCTTAGCGGTCTCGAACTTGACTAGTGCGGCGATATACTCGGCCTGAGACTCAAAGAACACCGGATCAGGAGCCTGCTCTTCCGTGGTAGTAGCAGTTTCCGTCTTGGGTGCTTTGAGCGCGGTGAGTTCTGCCTCAAGTTCGCGCTGGCGGGTGACCAGCTTGTCAATTCGCTTCTGAAACCCGCCCTTCTTCTTTACTACCGGAGCTTCCTCTTCACCATCGTCCTCTTCAGTGGTTTCTTCCACTTTCGGGGGAACTACCTCTTCCTTCTCTTCGGGCGCCACACCTGAGGCGTTCAGCACCTGCTCTTCGGAATCAGTGGTTGAGGAAATCTCTATGTCTGACATGGAGTGCTCCACGAATTACCCCGGTGAACTCGCCGGTAAGTTACTGAGCAGGAGGACCGCCAGCCGGGGAACCCGGACCACTCGGAACGCTTGCATCAGTGTAGGTCGGTTGTGCCGCTGGCGCAAGGGTAGATTGCGCTCCAGGAGCGGTATTTGCTTCACTGGCAGCGCCCTCACCAGCTTCTGACTTGTCGGCCTCGGCCTGACTCGCTTGCATCTGTAGATCGAGCCACTTTAACTCATTCTGCGAAAGGACATGCGCATCTTTCTGATCAATCTTCATAGTTTCAATCAGGACGTTGCTACGAATCTGCGCAAAGGCGATTTTCTCCTTGCTCTCACGATCCTCTTCCTTCTGGCGATTCTCGTCCTGAGCGTGATTCAGCGCCTTGGTCTGTGCGTCGATCATCTGCTGCATATCCTGAATCTTCTTCAGGGCCTCGGGAGGCATCTCCTCGTTGCCCTGCTCATCTTCAGCATAGCCAGGAGGCAAGGTCTTCTTGAGCCGGTTGGAAATCTCCAGTGCGCCCTCCCAGTCCATGTTGCCCACGACGATATCACCCGCAACTTCCATCAGTTTCGGGTAGTTCTGCGAAAGTTGGAGCATAGAGGCCAGGGCCTCCTCGCGCTTCGTGTGGTAGGAGGGACCGGCCTCAACCACGACGTCGTATTTTCCGACGCCCAGAGCATAGATTCTCTCCACCTTCGTCTTGGGGTCCACTTCACCCGTTGGACCATTTATCTTCACCATCTTCTGACCACCATCGGGCGCGATAATTCGCACAATCCGCTCGGTGTCGTAGATTTTCGGAATGAGGTCAACCAAAATTCTCCCAGCGTGGCGAATAGCGCGGGTCATGTTGTCGATGTAGTGGAAGTTGCTGATCTGGCCCTGGTGCTGGCGAGCCAAGATCGCCCTGCCGGTTTGTTCATTGCCCTGCTCGCCGAGGCCAGAGGCATAGATGCCAGTCGTGGCCTTCAAATCATCGCGGCTTGCCAGGCGAGCATGGTTGATGGCCTGGATGGGAGGCTCATACTGGTTACGCTGAGGAGGCGGAGCTAGATTCCCGGCCACCGTCTTCGGGTTATACTCCAGATAGGCGAGGTTCTTCCGATTGGCCGAGGTCCACTTCTCCTCATAGCCCTCGAACTGGCCTGCCACACCGATGAACGGAGCTTTTGGCGCCAGTGCGATCATTTCCGTCTCTGCGCTCACCCAGTAGTTATACATCCGGGCAGGATCCTTGGCATGGCGGACGATGCCCTCCAATACACGCTTCCCGTTGACGTCAAGTTCATCGCCCAGCACCGGGATTACAGGAATCCACTGGCCCAGCCAGTCAGTTTCGTCCAGAACCTCAATGCCGTTCATCTTGCACCACTTGACCTGAGGCACCGAAACGGTGCGCTTGGCCTTGATCCTATCTTCAGGGGGCCTGTGTTCCTCGGGCAGGTCCTCAAGGTAGCCCTTCGATCCATCGGTGAGGAGCAGCAGGGTCTTTTGGGTGTAGTCCTTGTAGAAATACTCCACCACGCGGCAGCCATCCTTGGAGGCCCAGCCCTGCATCTGGTCGCCAATTGACTCCCAGTCATTGGTCTGCGCCAACTTCGACTTCGGGAACTCGCGCTTGTAATCCTCTTCGGTATAGTCGACAGCGATGAAGCACCACTCTGCATCGCTGGCATCGGGTTCCTGGCTCGCAGGATCCATATAGACGGTGAAAGGGTTCCGAATCCGCTTGAACTTGATGTCCTGGTCAAAGGACTTATCATCAGTAAACTCAGTGATGAATCGGAAATATCCGATTCCGCTGGTGACAGCACTCTGCCCAGCCGTATCGTAGGCGATATCAGCATCGCTGTCATACTCGATGTGCCGAATCATGCCCTGGAAGACCTCGGCGGTCTCCTTCGTAGCGCCCTCGCCAGTGGGGGAGACATTAACGGCGGCCCGATTCTGTCGCTGCTCGTTGGTCACCTGCCGGATGAACTGTGGCAACTGATTGATGGTCAGGCAGGGGCGATTGTCACCAACACGATCCGACTTGATATTCCCGTCCCACTGGTCACCAGCGCGGAATTTCAAGTCGTCAAGGGCCTTCTTCCGGTTCTCGGACTCCTCCTCAGCAGCGAGTTCCCAGCGACTGCGCGCCTGCGCCAAGAATTTAGTGTCACTTCGCTTCTCAAGCATTCATCCACCCCGTAGTGTTGAAAGAGTATGTCACATACTCCGGATTCTTGGCCTCTTTCTTGAGAAGTCCTGTGCGAGCGACCTCCCTACCCGATGCCACGAGGTAGCGGGTGCAGTCCATCAAGTGATCGAAGTCCTTTACGACCTTGCCCTTGTCATCACGCCGATACATCCGGAACTCTGAGAACCAATTCTGGAGGCTAGCACACACCTTGATCTTGCCAGTGGAGAGCCCCTGCCAGACTTTATAGATCCCGCTCTCCACACCATTGTCAGCAGGCTGCAGAATCAGTCCGTTGTCTTCGTAGAGGGTGAGGAGCTGCGTTCCATCGGCCTGTCCGCGTCCGCGTGAGGCAGGGTCAATCACACCATGAATCCACTTACCTCGGGCGTGAATGCCCTGGACATGAACAATCGGCTCAGCCTGCGAGCGATAGTATTCTGAGTAGAGGTAGAGGGTTCCGGTTTCGAGGTCCCACGCACCCCAGATCGCCGCTGTTCGGTTCCAGCCGACGTCCAACGCAAAGGCCCTCGGCCAATGGTCAGGGATCTCGAAGTCAGGGCAGGTGATTTCGCTCTCGAGCACAGGGTAGATTGCACCCGAACCGAGCTGCGGAATCCCCTTCGAACGCGCATCCCGCTGAAATGGGGGGATCGACTCCCAGAGTTCGGCCTTCACCTTGTCGTCAAGGTGCGGCGCATCGTCCCAGGTCGCCATCACCACATACTTGGACGAGTTCGGCGCACTCGGATCATCAATGGCACAGTCATCCTTGAGCCTGCCACCTGGGAGGAAGTCTAGCACCACCTCGCTCATGCCCTGAAGCGGGGTGAATGTAAGGAGCATGATCCCATCGTTCGTCATCGTTCGGATGAGACACTCGGTGTGAATGGCGAGTGGCGGCTCCTCGTCCTCTAGGATCACGTCCTGCTCAGTTCCCTCGAACGCCTTCCGGCCCTGCTCATATGACTTGAACTCTAGTTGTGAGACGCCTCCCCACTTGGACGCCACATATATGACCGAGACTGAGTCGGCCACCCCGCCAGCAGCAGTGACCTTGACAATCTTATCGTGCGGAATAAGTCCCTCGCCCCAATGACCCACAGGCCCAAGAATCTTGTCCTGCAGAATCTCGCGCACCTTCTGCTGACTAACCGCACAGGCCCACGCCTTGATCGGCTTGTGGAACTTCCGTCCCACCCACCAGTCTGGATAGTCACCGGTAAGATGAAGTGTAAGCTCATAGAGTCCGACTCCTTCAGTCTTACCAACTCGGTTCGCTGCTAGCATCAGGCGCTGACGATGCTTGGCCCCTGCCGCGAAGAACTTCATGTGCTTCACATAGAGTTCTCGTCGCAGCGGCCCGGTGTCAGGGTAGAACGACAGAATCTTCCGACGCTTCTTTCGACTAGCCTGCTCTTGGAGGAGCGCGAGCTGCTCAAGTTTCTGCTCCCGCGTCAGCTCAATCTTCGCCTCAGGAGTGATCTTCGCGTTGCGAACCTTGGGATCTGGGTTCAGGAACACCACATCATCAACGAAACTCTCATCCGTCGGCTTTGGGGGAGCCTTCTTCCTCGCGCTCTTGATCGCAGGTTTTGGCTTCGCTGTGAGTGACTTCGCCATTACGACTTTCCGGTCATCAGCGCTTCAAGTTGACGAGCGATGTCCTCGTCGCTTAGTTCCTGCGTTCCGCTGACATCCTCCACCTGCTGAGCAGTGAGTTTCGGGGCGAAATAGTTCGCGCAGGCCGTCGCGCATTCAACTCGGTCCGTGAAATTCGGGTAGTAAGTCCGCTCACGGAGGGAACCATCCTCGCGCTCCTCGATGAGTTCGATTCCCTCGCCTCGGGCTACACGAAGCAAGAACTCATGGGGGAGCTCTCCTCCATCACGCGCTCGCTTTCGTGACTCCTCAGCCCAGCGTCCAGTCGCGCCTTTGCCACGCTGACCAAGACCCACTCGTGCGCTGAGATCTGCCATTGATGAACTCCCGTTCGTAGAGCCTTATTATACACTCGAGCGAATCTCAATGCAAGCATCTATTTATCGCTACATCGTAATTCGGGGATTACATGAAATAGTTTCTCTGGTAGCGTAATTCCTCCGTTGCATAGAAAGAAGTTCTCTGGCCACCGTGACGAGGGAGGCGACACCAGCCCGCCGAGCGCCAAGTGGGTACCCGGAGGGCAGAGTTTGCCCAGCAACGACGACCTACGAGCAGAGCTTGCCCATGACGCGATGCGCCACAGAGCAGAGGTTGCCCATGACCAGAACTGAACACTAGGCATGAGGCAAGGATTGCCGTGTGACGCAACGCGACACCTAGACGACGCGTTACGGCACAGAACACGGATGCCCGGTAAAAAGACGACGCGTTACGGCACATGGACGACGCAACGCGGCATCTGGGCAAATTATGCCGGAGTGCGTAAATGACCCACGGGCACAACCGACCTGGGTGCAGCACTTACCTATTAGAACAGGGCATTTAATGCCCGAACAAAATTAGCGTAACATTGGGAGGCATACCGCAAGCCGCTGGTTTAATTGCACTTAGTGCCAAGATATT